GCCTTCTTAGCAGTAGACTTTTTCTTTGCAGGCATTACTTCCTCTTCCTCTTCACGGCAGCGTTATCAACGAGATTCGGGTAAGGCCGACCGGCCTTCTTAGCGCGAGCCTTAGCCGCAGACTTCTGCGCTGGAGTCAAAGGCGTAGATTTCTTCTTGGGATTCTTCTTATCCCAAAACGGTTTACGGGCGGCGACCATTCTCAGGAGCCTTCTCAATCTTGATGTTTGGCATCTTGGAAGAATCTTCAGGATGAGCGCCATCCCCGCCCATCTTTTGATCCATGTCGGACCAACATCCACAACTAACGCACATACACATCTCCTAGATTGGTAGACGGCGGCTAACGCCAGCCGTCAGATTCGGTTCTCCACCAGCCCCAAGGCTTGCCATAAGCATCTGTAGGTCGGGGCGACCGCCAGGTGACATGCCTGCCTGACCCGGTGCTACGCCACGGAGTAGCCCCGTAGCCTCACTAATTCCTTCTAGGTCTTGCCCAGCACCACCAGGGGGAGCCTCACCAGGGGAACCGACCATCCCTGCGGTTTCCTCACCCGTAGGCTCAACCCCCGGTGGTGTGGGGATTTCCTCAGGCGCGAAAGCCTCTGACACAATCTCTTCTATTGGCCTACCCTTTTGTCGCCCGAGAATGATTTCTGATAAGCGTGACAGAACTTCACCGGGATCAATACCAGACTGCGCCAACACTGGCACAGCCTGTGCATACCCCGCTACTGCTTGCTTCAGCGAGTCGCGCATCTCTTCGATATCAACTTGCTGCTCTTCTTCGGTAGCGTTCAAGGCAAACGGCATTTGCCGCCTAAGGAAGTCGCGGCTAATCAAACGATCACCACGAGCCTGCAACCCAAACACGAGCGCACGGTTCGGGTCCAATCCAGCCATAAGGCCGTATTGCACATCTACGGTGTAATCGCCCTTAATATCGCGCTCAGGGCGGTACTTGATTTCGTAGGGTGTGCCGTCGGCATTCCCGCGTAGCGTCTTAGTTTCTGAGCCATACAACATCTCATCAACCATGAATGCCTTGCGTACAAGGTTCTGGAATGTCTTGGCGAACATCGCCTGACCAGTGCGGATCTGGGTGTCAAACCCTGACATGAGGGCTTGCACGCCTCGCCCGGTCACAATAGAACCCTCAACCTCGCCCGTGCGAGCGTCGGGGTAACGCGAACCTTGACGCAACTCTTGATCCAAAATGCTTTGCTGTGCAAAAGCACTACTTGGAACCTCAATGGGTACGCGACGAACGCGCTCACCATTGGCTGTACGGATAACACTGTCGGGGCCAAGGGCTAGTTCTTGCGCGTCTGGCGGCAGGACAATCGGAGCCTGCACGGACTTCTGCGCCGCCTCAAGACTCAACAGGGCAAAGCGAGCCTTAGCGACCTGCACTGCCAGCACATCGTCAAACTGACCGTGTGACTCGTCATCTATACCGGGGCGTTGCGTCCACTCCACCAGGCATTCGCCCACCGGATTCTTGACACTCTCTAGAACCACGCCCTGACGGGTGGGCAGGAACAGCATATCCACCTTGGAGTCGTGGTAGCGAACAACCTCAATCAGTTCGTTACCCATAGACGACTCGCGGATAGCACCCTCTACTGCTGGATACATAGCGACCAGTTCGTCGCGGGTCTTGTAGAATGAGAAGTACGCAGCATCTATCTGGCCCCAGCGGTTAAATACCGGGTACGCGCCAATCGAATCCATGAACGTGATGCGTGGCATCTGGTTCTTAGCGTCAATCTCCACGATAGCAGGCACAAAGCCATAGGTGAAGTAGCGGTCAGCCGCTGTGTACATTTGACGCTGTACGTCACTGTAGTCCAGGTAGCCATTGACGATGCGGGTACGCTTCTCAGCGAACTCTCGCGCAGTGTCCGACACCATCTTGGCGCTGGCGCAGTTGAATGCAGGTAGCGGAGCCATGACCTCAGACAAGTCACGGGCTGCAACGTCCACCATGTTTGCCACAATGCCACGGTCGAACGGCCCCTCAGGGAACAGGTCGGGGTACACATCGCGCATGCGCCCCTGCCGCACGGCAAGAACGTTCTGCATACGCTGGTCCCGCTCGCCCCACCGGGCCTTCATGCGGTCGTAGTGAGACTTGATCGCACGCAGTGAGGACGTATCACCGTCGTTACTGCTGAAATTCAAGTCGTCATACATGCTGCTCAAAAATCCTCCTACGCCCCAATGGGCTTCCAAGCCCCTGATGCCTCTGCTTCAAGGAGGCTGACGGTCGTTTGCTGACTTCTATCCCACGGGGTCAGGAAAGCGTTATTGACATGGGACCGCGTATAGTTACTCGCCAGGGTTACCCGGTCCCTGCACGCTAGTTCAGCAAACCACAAAGCCATTACAATGTCGGTCTTTTGGTTTTTCGGTGCGCCAGGATGCCAGGTAACTAACTGCTCTATCAGTTGTTTGGCGCTTTCTTGCCCATGCGTGGAGGGCAACTCAATCAACTCGTAGCCATCTTCCCAGCCATTCCACAGGATCGTCATAGAGGCCACGCCGAAGTCTGCGTCGTGCTTATTCTGACCAGTAAAATGTGGCTTGATGACACTGCCACGGGAGGAACAGAACTCGTTCAACTCCCTATCATGCACCAGGAAACCCTGAAATCCATTCCTCTCAATGCGCCATTCGGATATATTGTACCTATCCGTCCAGCCCTTAATCATTTCCCGCATAGCCTCAGGAGTAATCCCCGGCTTATTGTAGATATCTAGAACATAACGCTTCTGCGTCTTAATATCTAGCCCTACAACCACGGCAGCGGTATGCCCAGCGGTAGCCGGGTCAAGGCCAGCGACAATAACTAGCCCTTCCATTCCCTGCGGTCGGCAGTTAACCATACCTTTCGGTATCGGACCAGCCATACGATTGCCGTTAATACTTGCTTTGATGGCATCGCCATTAAAAATAGCATCATCGGACACCTGCTGTTGCTGGTAGACCATAGCCCACGCACGCGGGGATACCCTGCGGCGCTTCTGAAATAGCCTTGACCCATCCCACTTGGGGTACAAGCCGTCCTCATCAGCCTCCTGGGTGTCTGCTTTAGACCCTGGTTCCGGCTGGTTAGACTTGGGCCAGAGAGTTACCCAGTCTTTCGGATCGTCTTTGAAGTCAAGGACGGCAGGCATGGAGAGATATGACCACGGCGATTCCTCATCAGGGTAGCGGTGAGGGTCGCGGAGTTCGGAATATAAGTCCTTCGCCGCCAAGCGCGTTCCCACGACGAGCATACTTCCTGAAGCCGATACACGAGATATAACCTCCGATTGAAGCCAGTCAATCTGCTTATCGTACTCGTGTGCGTTAGTCAGGTCAACCGTATCGTCAAGAATAATCAGATCGGCGCGTGCGCCGTAAATATGCCCCCGAATACCCAGGGCCTGCACTGTGGGGTCTTTCTCCCCAGAATCCCTGGCATCGTCAGACACATAAATCATGGTCTGGTTCCACGCCTCAGAGTTCTTATCGAACCCACCCATCGGCGCGTAGGCTGTAATCATCTCGTCGTAGCGAGGATGCGTCAGGCGAGTCTTGATCGCGTACAGCATCTTCTTCGCCATCTCCGCAGTCTTAGACACCAGGATCACGCGAATGTTCGGGTCCATACAGATCCGATAGCACACATAATTAATGGTGATGCTGGTAGTCTTAGCATGCTCCGGCGGCATGTTTACCATGACCAGATCCCGCTCACCCTTCTCAAAGGTCATACTTGGGTGAGTCCAAGCCGGATCGCGGCCCTCTAGCATATCCACCACATTGGTCATGTGAGGGAACACCTTGGCATCTAGATACTTCTCTGAGAAGTCAGGGAATGAAATCCACTCCCGCTCACGCGGCCCAGAGATTTTCTCCAGATTCTTAATACGCTCCACGGCGACCAGGAACTCAGAGTCCTCACGCCGCCAGCGTTCGTAGGTAGACCTATTGCGACCAATAACTTCCAAGGCTTGATTAATGTTCATGCCTCGTTGCATTTGAGTCAAGAAGTCTTGCTTTACCGAGGCAAGATCTTGACCTGCTTTTCTTCCTGCCACGGTTATCAAATCCTTCCACCTAATACCAAGGCGGCTCCCTGAGAGCCTTGGTCTGGTTTGGTCAAGTAGAGGGGAGGGAGGGACGGACAATAAGGGAGTCCCGACCGACCCGTCACCGTTAGCCTTCGCTCTTCGGCTACGGCTCCCGGTGAGTAGCCACAGGTTCGGGGTTTTAAAAAACCCCTCACTATATATATCCCTGTCCAACTACCCAAAACCGGACACCAAAAATGAAAAGTTTACCAAATCGTTACATAAAAATAGGACAAAACCGGACATACTAGGACACCAAGGCCGACAATATCACGCACATCTAAACCCTGTATATATATATACTACCCTACCCCTACTTTATAAATACCCCTGGGTCAGACATTGTGAATGTGTTCACGTTCACGATTGACCCGCCCTGTCCGACTATCGGACACCCAACTATGGTGGGGGATATGTCCGATTTATCACGACATAGTAGGATAAATACTATTATATCCCGCAATGTCGGCATATTCGGGAACCGACTACCGTCGGGGTATACATATCGGACATTGTGCACATATGTTGCATATCATTCCAGCACGGACATGACGGACATATCAGACACTTATAGTCGCATACCCCTGGGGGTATTGACATGGGTGGGGAAGTGTGATATGGGGTGGACATATCGGACATTGCGGGCATGCGTCCGATTATCGGCCAATTTCAGAAAGTTTTCAGAATGTCCTATTTTGTCTGTTTTGTCCTATTGACAGATTTTTCGACCTCGTGGTAGCCTTTCGGTACGAAAGTTGATCGTAATGCGCTGCTAGTAGCAGTCCCTAGGGGATGGCAGCCACCGAAAAACTTTCGAGAAAATGCTAGAAAATGCTTGACAGAGTGAACGAAGTATGGTAAGGTTACAACGTAACGCAGGATGGATGGAGAGGAGATTAGTAATGCGCTCGCCATATGGTGCGGGCGGAACGCCTACCGACCTAGGTAGAGTGATGTACCGGACACCGCGACGGGCTTACGCACTGCGTAGCGCCTCGACCCCTGACGGGTACGTCTCCGCCTACGGACGCAAGCCGCGTACCGCACGCCGACAGAAGATAGACACCACCACTAACCTAGTGGAACACGTTGACGCACCTATCCGTAGGTATCAACGTACCGACTACGACGCAGAACGCAAACTAGTCCCGACCGTAGTCATGGCAGATTTCTAGGCACGACAGGATGGAGAGATGGAATGATTATACAGGTAGGCAACCGCTACGCGGTACGGATAGATGACGCGACCGTATCGGGTACGGTACAGGAGAT